TTTATTCTGCCTAAATTTAAAGTCATCTTAAGCTCCTGAAACAAAACTTTCTGTATCTTTTGTTTTTAGAATTTCTATACAGTCCATAGCTCTTTGATAAAGAACATTTATCATATCCTCTGCTTCTCCTATTGATGTAAAGCCAGACATATCATAGCTTATAACATAAATTGCAGCCAAATTACTCGCACACTCTTTTAAAATTCCTTTCACATCAGCATTTAAACCTGAATAAGCATCACTCCAGTTATATCTTGTTGATACATTTATAAAACTTTCAACTTGAGCCATAAAAGAATTTACATAAGCCTCAGCTTTAGAAGTTGCACTTGCATTTGCTCCAGCTTTATACTGAACTTCTGTTGTTGTTGCAAAAATTCCTGTATCTGCCATGTTAGAATGTATGAGCGAAAATATTTAAACCTTTCTCTTTTTCAGCAAGCCATACTGCTCTTATAATTCCCTCTGTTATGTGAGAGTAGCTTCCGAAAATTCTCTCTTCCTCTACTTGAATAGACCTTAAACTTGCTTTCACTTCATCATCATCTAGAATAAACACTCTTCCATGTTCCATTAAAGATAATAAACATAGATACATTTCTTCCTTCAGGAGTTTCTTCTTTTCATCCTTTCCATCCTTATTTCTCGACGCATTATTCAGGGATATAGTTTTTCTCTTCGTGCTTTCATTATCTAGAAGTTCAGAGAGAACTCCGAAGCCAATCCCTCCATCATCTACTCCTATCTTTCTTACCTCATCAAATCTTGAGTTGAGTTCAATAGCTCTTCTAGAAGTGTCTATTGTGAAATTTCTCTTCTCTGCTATACTTTCTCTCTGAATAATTTTATCTCCTACTCTCTCAAAAACTTGAAATGTGCTTTCATCTTTTCCCCATCCTGCTACATCTATTCCGAGATAATATTGTCCTTTATGATTTCTTTCTTCTCTTTTCTGAATACAGCATTTCTCAATTAGTTCTTCTGAAATGAATCTCTTTAGTTCATCTGTAAAGATAGCGAGATACTCCTGTGCGTATTCTAATTTAGTCATGATTCTTTTCTGATCTTCTAGGAAAGCCTTAGGATGTCTTGGGCAATCTTCAGCACTAATGTAGAATTTTTTAAATTTTTCATCTTTAGAGCAATTATAGAAGAAGCCTTCCTTCCCACATGGAGTGCTTGCTATATCCATACTGCCTCTTGTAACTGAGAGCATAGGCATAACTGAGACAAAAAATTCCTCACTCATTCTACTTCCTTCATCTATCATGAGCTTTTTAATAGTGTAGCCTCTCAGGCCTTCTCCTGTCTCTCCTGCTGCGAAGCAGAAGATTCCCGTGCCATTCTTAAAGAGGATTCTATGCATAGTTGGCTTATTCACTCCATAGACAACTTTATCCTTGTACTTTATCTCTGCATAGGCCTGAGCCTTAGCGAGCATGTGCTGGGCTTGCTTTTCAGTCAGGCTGCATATTAGGATGTATTCTCCCTTTTGGAATTTATGCAAGCAGAGTTCAACTGCCTTAATACTCATAGCTGTTGTTTTTCCTACTTGCCTTCCTGTTAATAAGAAACAATCTGTTTCATGCGGTGTACCGAAAATATATTCTTTCTGCCATGAATCTAGAGTTTCCCAAGGGAGATTTATGTTATAGGGTGGAGATTGAGATAGTTGGGGTTGAGATTGAGGGGGAGAAGAGGGGGTTTCCTCAGAGCATGTGGTGTCTTTCTGTAATTCCATCATGGCACTCCTTGCATACAACTTGCATTAGGTCAGGGTCGCAGAGGAGATATTTCCTTACTTGCTCTATGAGTTCCTGCCAGTTCAGCACGCCTTCTTTATGATGCACTTGAACCTTGAACTCCTTGCCCTTGGCCTTGCTTTGCTTCCTATGGCAGTTTTGGCAGGTGTATTTGTCTCTCTTCATGGCTGCGGCTCTCTCTCTGCTGCTTAGGAAGAGCTGGCGGAGCACGCCTCTTATTCTGGTGTTGGTGGTTGGGATGTAGTCCATTTTTTTTGATAAAAAATTTTTGCGCGAGATCCACAAAATTTATTTTTTTTTCTTTGAAGTTCGCTTTTTTTTTCTTTTATTTTTATTTTTTTTTGTTTTTTTCACTGAAATTTTATTTTTTTATTGTTTTAAATTTTGATTTAATTCTTGTTCTTTTTTAAATTCTTCAAGACTCAATTCTCTAACTTCTTGATTTGTTTCTAAGTTTTTATCTCTTATGAATGATTTAAGATTATATCCTGGCTTTGATTTCTCAAAAAGATTATTGTATTCTTGAAATAACTTTTCACTCATAAATTTTCCTGTTAATTCAAAAAACATACTCATTATAAAATTCTTTCTTTCAGTTAATTTTCTTTCAGCTTTTAATTCTCTGCTAATTCTTTCTGTTGCTTCTGCATTAGTTTCCTCTTGCATTATATTTCTCCTCTAATTCAGAAACTTTCCTCGCATATTCAGCGGCTTTGAGTTTTGTTTCTGTTAAAAGTCTTGTTATGTTTAGGTTGTTGTCATATTCACTCACTCCTTTTTCTGCTAACATTATAGAGATTCCTACTCTTACTGCTTCAGTAAAACTTATATTGTTTTGTTTTGCTAATTCAAAAAAAACAGGTGTTACTGTGACTGTTGTGACAATTCTCCCTTCTCCTTTGATTCTTCCCATTTTTCGTATTTCCTCCTTTATATTTATTAAACTATAAACTATTTAAAGCTTTCGGTTTGGATTTTATATATATTTATTCTATATATTTTCTCTCTCTCTCTCTCTCTCTCTTATATTATTTATTAAACTATAAATCAATATGAGGGATTTCTCTCTTAATAATCCGTTCGTCCCCCCTGAGAGGGGGGTAGGGGGGTGAAGATATAGCCCTAAGCAAGCCCTCAGGCTTGCCTCTCTGCAGGCAGGCACTCCTGCCTGCCAGCCTGACCTTGCCAGCCTGAGCCTAAGCCCGAAGGCTGGCAAGCCAATAGCCAGCCTTTTGGCATTAGGAAAAGGCTGGCACATCTAAAGCCCACGAAAGCCAAGCCTCTGACGGCTTGGCGTCAAGCTAAAGGCTTTAGCAATTAAGCAGGCTTTTGTAGCCACTCCCTAGAGACAGCCTGCTATCAATCTCCGAGCCTGCCAGGCTCGGCTTACTTTCCGCGCCCTGCCAGCGCAGGCTGGCAGGCTATGCCCCTAAAGGGGCATAGATTACAGAAAGAGAAGGCTGTAGGCGCGGGAACTACAAAACTTTAAAAGGGGCTTAATTAAACGCTTCCCTTGCCTGCTTTACTAAGGCTATTGCTTCTTTCATTAAGGCTTCTGTTGTTGTTGAATCTTCTTTTGTTGCCTTTGGCATCTCTAAAAGCTTAATAAAGATATCCTTCGCATAGCTTGTGTAGATGCTTTGGTCTTTTAGCTTCCTTGCTTCAGCAAAATCATCATCACTTTTAACACCTTCTACTTTCGTAGGTTTCTTTTCTTCTTGTTGATGTTTTGCAGGCCTGATGTTAATAAAGCCCTTATCATTCTTCTCTAAGTCATAGAGAGATATAGGCTTCCCTAAATTCTTCTCTATTTCCTGAACTATTGGATAGTCAAAACAGGTGGCGTTTCCCTGCTCTGTTTCAATTTCCCAATAGGTCTTCCCTGCTTTGGATGCCTTTGCAGTTATCTTTTTTGGAATAAAAGTTGTCATGTTTTCTTTTACCTCCTTTCATTTAATTGATTTTAATTGCAGAAGTTCTCCTGTCTTTCAGCTTCTTCTGCTTTATATCTCCTCTCTCTATCTATACATTCTTCGCACCAAAAACACCAATCAACAGGTGGATTTGTGTGACATACAACACATTTTTCGTAACTATCCAACATATTTTGTTTCCCCTTTAATCTTCTCTTTGCACAACTCTATGATGTGTTTAGCAATAGCTATAGTTTGTTCAGAACTCCTAATATCTTTCTCGCATTTCTTCTTCAAATCTTCCCAAAACGCTTCTTCTGCGTTTTCAGCAATCTTCAATCCCAACTCTTTATCTTCTATCATTGTTTATCCTTCACAACGGTCATATCCTAATTCTCCTTCAGGTTTATCCGATTTTCCTAAATCTGCTGCACAAATTCCACAAACAACTCTGCCTTTAACATAATAATTTCCGTCTTTCCAGTATCCTTCATCTTGTTTATCTTTTTGTGTCATTTTTCTCCTAAACATCTATGATGATAACATAGTCCGCTTTTGTTCCAAATAGCGATATTTCTGTTACATCCTTTCTTTTTACATTTTCTCCTATAAATTACTTCTCTCTTTCTCATTTGATTCTCAACCTCATTGTTTTTCTAAAACAATTTGGACAAGTAACATAAGTCATTTTGCTTGCGCTTAACCATTCATATCCGCATAAATGACAAAATACTTTTGCTCTCCCTCCAATAAATATGTTCTTTCTCATATATATTAGTAGTAGTGGTAGTTTATAAACCTTTCGGTTTGTATATTTCTCCGTATTCCCAGCAATATTCTCTCTGTAGTATTTCTATAGCATCTATTATTTGCCTGAAATATTTTAAATTCTTTTCATCAATTTTATTTTTGTTTCTATCTCTTTCTTCAATTAGTAATTCAATTTCTTCTTCTAAATTTCTTTTCGCTTCTTTGTTTAATCTTTCCATTTTATACTATAGAAGTTATTATTCCATTTGTAACTGTGACTGTTTTTGCAGGGACATCTGCTGTCGTGAAACTTCCTGAAACTCCAATATTCGCTCCTGTTCTATATCCTCCTGCATCTATTGTCTGTGAAGTTTTGATTGTTCCATTAGAAGTTAATAATAAATCTGTTCCATCATCGTAGATGTAAGAACTTGTATCATTGAAATAAATTTTCTCAGTTGAGTTCATAAGTATATCATCACTGAACTTGAAGTAATCCTCATCTTCCATCCAATTAAGCAGTCCTGAATTTGTTGTTCCTGTAAAGTTAATAGTTAAATCTGTATTTGTTCCTGCATTGAAATTAAGTGTTCCTGCGTTGATTGTTAGTTGCTGTGAAGCAACGGTTGCGTTGAATGTTCCATAAATTAAAGATTTTGCAGTAACCCCTGCAACGCTTCCTCTATCTTGATTGTCTATGAGAAGCTGATTACTCTCTGTCGTCATTCTGTAACCAGAGTTCGGTCCAAGGTATATATTATTTTCACCAGAGGTTGTTGTATATCCAGAACCACACCCGATCATTGTGTTATTATTTCCTGCTACTTGATAACCAGCAGTAGATCCTACAAGAGTGCATCCAGCGATGTTACCTGCGTTGGGGTGTCCTGCCGTATAATATCCTACAAGAGTGTTTCCTCCTGCCGAATTTGTAATGTTATACCCAGAAGCATAACCTATTGCCACATTAGCAGGAGAAGAAGTATTCTTCCATAATGCGTTATTTCCAATAGCAATCAGTGCACTTATAGTAGTTATTTTCTTTAGAGTTCCAGTGCCAATAGCTATATTTCCATCTCCACTTGTAATTAATTGAAGAGAATCTGTCCCTATTCCTATATTATCTGTATTTCCCGAAGCTGCTGTGTTGCCAGCAAAATAGCCCAAGAAGATATTACTTGTTCCTGCTGTGAGCATCCTCGGTGGTGTGGCAGTTCCACCCAGAGTAAACAACATTGAACCCGCTGTAAGTTCAAGGGCATCTGTTGAAGTTGTTGTATTTGCAATTATGTTTAAACTATTTCCATCGAAAGATATTGAACTATCGTTTCCTGTTCCAAATCTCGCTAAAACATTATCAGCTAAAGTATTTCCTCTTGCTATAACGGTGGCCCATGTATCAGCCTCAGCAGTTAAAAATTCTGCTGCATGCTGGCCATCAAGCAAGTCAGCATTAAGATTGGTGTTGAGGGTTGTGCTTGTGCAGGCATAAGGGCTTGTGCCTGTTGCCACTCTGCTTGAAACTCTTGTGGTGTCTAAGTATCCATACAAATATAGTGGGGCATTACTATTTCCTCTGCAGTTCATACTTAGCCTCTGATCTCCTGTCGCTTGTGCTGCTTCTATTTGCCAGATTGTATTATTTGTTGATATTCCTATATTTAACTGATTTGGTTTTAACTCTGTCGATGAAGTTCCGTTTGCTGATTTGTAATCATATACGCCTATATCTACATTTCCTGTTGCTCCTGTATAAGGCACGAATGTAGAAGCATGAGAACCGTCAAGTAAATCTGCATTAAGATTTGTGTTAAGAGTTGTGCTTGTTATTATTAAAGGTGCTGTTCCATCTGCTATACTTGCTTCAATTCTCGGTGCTTTAAAAACTGAGTCACAACTTAAATAAAATCCATCTCTTGCTAGAGTACTATATGAACCATGACTTCCTATATTTATGTTTGTTGTGAAAATATTATTCCACCATCCCTGAGTTATAGCATCATCTAATCCTAAGTCATAAGTTGCATTGGCATTTGGTCGGATAGTTGCTTCTGCTATGTTTTTAGCATAAAGACTTAAATCTATGCTATCTATCGCTTCTTTAAATTCAGGATGAGAAGATATTCCCGAATGATTTGGCAAAAACATTTCTGACGCTATTGGAGTTTGCTTTTGCACCTGCCCCTTCATGCTCTTTATCAGATTTGAAGTTTTTGTAACCATTTTACATTCCTGTTTTATTTCTTTCAGCGACGAGAGAATCTTCTTCAGGAATAAGGTTTTCTATGTGTCCTACAGCCTTAGTTGAATCTGACGCTGTTAGACTATCCCAATCTGTTTTTAATTCTTTTTCTCTTATCGTGTTTGCCATGAGAAATATAAGAAATCAAACTTAATAAACTTTATGCTGCTACATAAGTTGCTGTGACTGCTCCAAGTGCCATTATGCAACCGTCCCATTGACTATGCCTTTTCTAATCAATTCACGAATGAGAGTTCCAACGACATCAGCAAGTGCAAGACATCCTGCCTCTTCATTGCAATTTAGAGTTGTATCTGCAGTTATATTAGTAACTGTAAAATTAGTTGTTTGAGAAGATGTATCTCTTGTTCCACCTTGTAGAATTCCAGCCATTAGTTAATTGTATCAGTTATTTTGAATACAGCATAAGGATTTGGCCTGATTGCCTCCCCTTCGCACCATATCCTTACTTTTTTTCCAATACCAGGATCATCTATGACAGCAGTTGTTGTTGGCATAAATTCCTTCCATATAACAGCTTTATCAGGGACAAATACAGTTACTGTGTCTGTTGGTCTATTTGCAGAGCTAACTATTTTTATTCCTAGAAGTTCTATGACTTGTCCGCTTCCAACTTTGTCAGAAGAAAATCCTGGAATAGAACTTCCTTTAACATTGATAAGCCATCTTATAAGCCATTTTTCTTCAGCTTGATTCATATAAGCAACTAGATTTGAAGTGTCATATCCATAAGCTTTTATAGCTTCTTTAGCAGCAAGAAAATCCTGTATAGGATCTCCGTCAGCATCTACATTCCAACCATTCCCTGTAGCAGCTGCTGTTTGACATCCTGCAGCATCAAGAACTGTTAATATTCTTGCATCAACTTGATAATTAACTGCTCTAACTCCATCTTTAATCATATCAGCCCATATATCAGGATCACAGTCTTTTAGATCTTCTTCTGTGATAAGAGGTGATGTAGCAAAATATTTTCTAACATAACTTGTATTTCTTGTGTAGCTTGGTTCAACAGCTACAGGCAATGCTTTAGAAGCTGTATTTGCTATAAGAGAAGTTGTTATTGCTGTGGTTGTTGGTCCTGTTAGGAAACCAGCTGTCTTCTGATACCATCTCATTTCTCTTGCATTTGTCTTCATAACTCTGCAATAATTTTTAAGAACAATTCCTTCTTCTGCAAAACCCTCTACAAGTTTTTGAATGTTAATTCCTCTGATGTCTGCTTGTGCGTTTGTGTCTGCCATTTTTATGCCTCATCTCTCGTTATTGGTAAGAGTTCGAATAAGAATGTTTCATTATCAGCAGCAGTTTCTAAAGCTATTCCCATTTGTTTATCATGGCCTGCTCCTGCTTGGTGAATATCATTATCTGCTCCTGTTCCATTATATGTGCCTATTGGCATTCCACAAGTTATAGTACCATTTGCTGTTCCTGAGAAAATACCTCTTCTATAAACTGCTATTTTTGTTTTTCCATCACTTGCAATTTTTTCTTCAGCAGCAATTCCAGCAACATAATCATCATCGCCTGTTGCAAGTGCAGCAGTCATAGGATCAGAAAGCATAAGAATAGCTCCTTTTTCTATTGTTGTTCCATCTGCGCAAGTAAATGGAATTGGTAATTCTGTTTCATAAACTAAAGTGCATTCTTGAGTCATACTTTATCTACATAATCCTACTATTTAAACTTTTCTATACCTCAAAAACTTGCACAGTAGTCCCTACAATCAAAGATTTATATTGAGTTAAAATCTTTTAGCAAAAATATTATACCCTGAAGTATGATGGGTTGGATTATTTTTGCGGTTTTCCGCCTAAAATTCTATCGGCATATTCTTTAGGAGTTTCTTCT